GTGATGTTCGTCGATTGATCGGTTGAGCAAATTCGTCACCTTCAACCCCACGCACGGCTTCATCCTCCGACAGAACTCGATCAAGACGCCTTGGACCAGCACTAATGAGTTGTGAAACGTCATTAATAACTATGTCCAAGATGTCGTCATCCAATTCGGGCGGAATATTTCCAGCTTTCTCCAAACCCTTCTCCATTGCCTCCCATGATAAAACAGAGGGTGCAGTAGTTGGTTCTTGTAAACTGCCGGAAATTAGACTTGGCAACAGAGCCGTCTTAGTGGGCATGGGCACACTATATAAGGCTCTCCCAGCTGCCGTAAAATTTCCTTTAGGTAGGATGACCTCCCAGGGAGCTTGGAATTCCGTCATGATGTCATCCGCACTCATCGCAATTTGGACTGTGAAGTCAAATTGTTCCAATGCTCGCAAAACATCAGCTTCGTTAAGTGGACTGGCAACTCCAATGGCATGTTTTCCACACACGTGAATTCCAATCAACTTACGCGCTAAGGATGTCCCAATTGCTACCAATGGTGACCCGCAATCTCCGGGCGCTGTTTCCATACCTGAATACTCAAATCGATCCACGATCTCAAATGCACCGTCCTTGTCAAAATACTTACGGGGATTGTCCGTTTTCTTTTCCACAGGACCGGTACGGAGAATAGCTCCGTGTTCAAAAGGCACGACAATACATGCACGTGCACGAGTGAATGAGCTAAACTCAACTTCAGTGGCCATATGTTTGATCAAATCGAAATGATCATGAAGACCTGGAGGGAAGGCAATGAGCATTTGATCCTTCTTCTCACCAGCAGCATTTGTGATTGCAGTGGATTGCAATTTGGCGGTACTGAACACGTGTCCGTCCGGTTTCGTTGCATTCCAGATGCGAATCTCGCTTGCTCTCGCCAGGTAAGGAGCTAGATGTCCTGCAGTCAAGCCAACCCGTCCACGTATCATCATGAGTTTCAACATGAAGAGCCACTCACCCTCAATCTTCAAATCAATATTGTACATATTGTTCAATATTTTCTTCGAAAGTTGGAGGGAATTTGGATCAGATTGAAGGTGGGTGTCCATTTCTCGCATGTCAAATTGGGCCAACATTTCATCAATTTGATCATCTTCGTCCAGCTGGGATCGAGTTTGGCCCTTCTTGGTTGTTTTAGCATCACCTGAAGAACCAAGCTGTGTTCGACTCTGTCCCTTCTTGTTGGTCTTGGCATCACCGGAACTGCTCCCTTCGGACACAGGCACAGAAATGTCTTGCCAACCAAGCGCCAAGCGAATTGCTTCTTTGGCATCTCGTTTCAATACTTCATCAGCACGATCGTAGACCTCCAGAGACACCCAAACTCTACACTTATCACACATATGTTCATACTTAAGAGACTCGTGGTACGAACGAATAGTGTGAGTGTGTAAAAACACCTTGGTGCAAATCTCACACTCATGAGCATGTTGAACCCTCTCACCTAACTTCAGACCTTTGTGATGATAATCCAACGGAGGGGTTGAATTAAACGAGACTTCAAGATTGCTTGAACGCATGTCCCACCAAAACTTGACACCAATCAATGCAAGCACTGCAACAATGGCTGTGTACCACGGATGTTTTAGTATCAAATCTTTACCCGCATCAAGCCATTTTCTCCATAAAGGTCGCGAATCCACA